TGGTGTATAGTGTCCAGCTAATATTGTCGGAGAATAGTTAGATGTTATTCCTCCGGGAGTATCACCAGTAGACATTCTTGTAGCATAATCACTTTGCGCTGTAGGTGATAATATTGCAATCGGTGTCATCATGTCCGCAGGTGCTGCATATGCATATTCCCATTGGGCAACAGTATTGGTGACAGTTGATAAACTTGCTCTTTTTGCCGCAAAATTCCAAGTATGTATTTCTAACAGGGTATCTCTTGCTATTGGATAATACCTATTAGATTGTTCTGCTTGTATTGAAGTTACATTAATAGTTCCATCACTTAATGCTGAAATAGTTGCATCATCACCTAAATGTGCCAAGGCAAGATTGCATATATCTAATACAGTAGCCATTACATTACTTAGAAAAAAAGGAGGTCAGTAATATTTTTACTAGCCCTCCTGTGTACAAATATGAGAACTATGCCTATTTAATTGCTGTTTCAAGCTTGTTAATAAGAGTATTTTTTGTTTGTCTTCTATCAAGTTCTATCCCAATAGAGCGACCATACACTTCAAGTTCAGCTTTAGTCATTGATTTATAATCAATAGATTGAGTAGTTGGTTTTACATCATCTGACAATACAGTTGTGTTTGACGCCACAGGTAGATCAGGTTCAGTGCCACCAACTAATTCAATATTACTATTAAACTTTCCGTTATACTCAAATTCTTCGTCAGCTTCTCGTAATGAATCACCAACAAAACACTTGACTTTTGCTCTGTAAATAGGCATAAAATCTCCTTATTAAGCTACGGTAAAGCCAGAAGCGTAAGACTTCTGTCCATCACCGATTGTTTCTACTACATCAGCAGTAACTTTACCAGCACCAACAGTACCAGTAACTGTGTATCTTGCACCTAGGTATCTTTTGCCTAATCCACCCATATCAGGATTTAAACGCACTACTACATTTTTACCTAATGTAAGAGTTGTATTAGCAGTAATAGCATCGCTACTACCAATAACAGTAGGACTAGACAAGTTAGAGTTAGCACTAGTTACAACTTCAAACTTAACTGTGCCACCACCAGTAAATGCAGTGGTAACAGCAAAGTTCATGTATAAAGGAGTACCTTCACCAACATCTCTGGCAACACTTAAATCAATTGTGTCAGTAGAAAATGCTGTAGAAGTAATTGCTCCTTGATCTTGGCTTACTCTAAGCAGTTTGTCTGTAATCATTTTAGATCTCCTTTAGTAATAAATAAATTAACTTACAGCAGCTTCAGAAGTTAACAACGCATCTACTCTTCTTAGAGGTACACCTAAGAATGATAAATAGCTTTGTGCTGTTCCGAACTGTGATAAACCTTCTTGGATTGCTAAAACAGATTGAGATTTGTCAAGTGCTGCAATAGATAATCCTGAGTGAACTGTTCTATTCATATAGAAAGCTGCTCTTCCCATTGCCATGTTAGGAATTTTGTACAATGCCTTAGTCATTAATTTAATAAGAGCAGTAGATGCACTTGCAGCTTGTGTATTATCACCTGCAAGTAAATGAGTAGTGTTAATATTGCAAATACGAACAACGTATCTCCAATCTTTAACAACAAGACCATTCTTCCATTGATAACGAGTAGCAAAAGCCTGTAGCCTTGTACCGTCACTGTTATAAACAGTCTGCTCACCTAGATCTTCGTGGGTTAAACCTGCCTTAGATCCTTTTGGAAAAGGACAATATACAGTCTGGTCACCCCAAACAACTAGATATACAGAACTATTATTAGAAGCTGATCCACCTGCACTGATAACGTTTGTAGAACTGTTTGCTCCAGTTAATGCACTATATCTTGGTGCTAAACCTAGAAACTTTTTAGGATCTGTTCCGGGGTTGCCGTAGAACATAGTTTCAGCTTGAGTCTGGTTCATTGCTTCCAAGAACGCAGTATCTTCAGATAAACGGAACTGTGCAGTGTTACCATTTAACATTGCTAAATCTTTGTCCACTTCAGAACGTGCTTCCAAGATTCCGCAAGCTTCATCAACCTGTGCTGTTGTTGACTTGCTGTTTGGAATACCTTGGTTTAATGCTCTCCAATAAACTGATGGTAATCCAGTTCTGATAACTACACGTTCTCCAGTAGGTAAATTACCTTCCTTAAAAACGCAGTCTTCTAGTATTTCGTTGCTTTGTGATAACAGTTCTGCAACGATTGGTACTCTACCGTCTGGGTCAGATCTTTTTGCCCAATCCGCTAGTGTTAAATTTGAAGTTGAGAGGGTAGTCATTTAATAACTCCTTATTTAGATTGCTGATTTGAATATAGTGCGTTGGCTATACCGTTAAAATCTCTTGGTATGCGTGATCCAGTTGGATTCGCACCCTCAGAATTACCGACATAACTGTCTTCACTAATTGCCTTACCTGCTCGGTACATAAACCGAATTACTTCGGGATGATTTCCCAAGCCTGTTTCTTGAAGCAGCGACTTTAAAGAATCAGTACCAAATGCATTGAGTGATTGTTTTGCAATCTCTAAATTATTGTTCAAACTTTCACCACCAAATTCTTTATCTGATTGTGATTGATTTGCCCAATCTAATTTAACGTCCTCAGCTGCTTTAGCTTGTCTTGCCTGTATTACAGGTGCGACTTTATCTAAGACTTTTTGTGCAGCTTCTTGTGGCAAGTTAAGTTCTTTAGCGACATCACCGAAAGCCGTTAATACTTCGGGGTCGAGTTCATCTGGTGCGTCAGCCACCTTTGCATTAAACTCGTATTTCTCAGGCGCACCTTCTGGTGCTTCCTTCTCGCTAGTTTCACTTTCAACAGCGGTTTCATCCGAAACTTGTTGATCTTGTACACTTTCAGCTTGCTGCTCAGTTTCAGTAGTTGCTTCTGTTGTAGCGTCTACTGTTTGCTGCGTGTCGCCTTCATTTGTTTGGTTGGCTTCCGTCATCAGCGTTTCTGACATTTTGTTGTTCCTTAATCATTGTCGGATACAGTTCTGGGCAGAGAGTGTGAACCAAGTTAAGGAGTTGCAAACCATAGTTCCTGTTACCTTCGCTAAATGACATTGTCATTGCGTTAGTGTTGAACGATGATCGAAATACACCTGCTTGCTCCAGAAGTCTCCAGACAAATCTGCGACCCCTCTTGCTGCTCATGAGCCATTTTATATCTGATTCCTCGTTCTGTCGGTCTAACTTTTCCGTAAACTTTTTATTGTCCTTGGATTTTTGTTGACCTTTCAGATCGAGAGGATTGTAATCGCTCATGCTTTAATATATCTACTTAATACAGTATTACGGTCACACCTATTTTTGTTTTGGGTACATTTTTTTTGCAGTTTTAGCTGCATTTTCAAAATCTTTTGCAGTAGGTCTACCTTTTTCACCCTTTCTTTTCATACGTTCTTTAGAACCTTTTTTAATCCTTTCGCGTTTCTTATGGATGTTTTCGTATAAACTCATTACTTTTTACCTCCATAAAGTTTTTCTGCAATAGTTTCCATTATCGATTTTTTCTTTTTCTTTTTTTTCATTTCTTTTTCTCTGTTGTGCTGATCTATCATCATTTGATATCGAGTTCTATAGCCACTAGACATATCTCCGTAGCCAAAATTTCCCGGTGTTTTGTTGTCCATAATTAAACCTCTAATGGTGATGGTGAATTGTAGCCACTAAATTGATTCATTAGATCCATGGCATTACCTGCATCAACTTTACCAACTTTGGCAATATTGTCAGCAGCACGTTGTTCTGCTTCGGCTTGCGCCATTGCCTGTTGCTGCTCTGCTCTTGCCTGACGTACTTTTGCCACTTCTGTTCCGGGAACTATTAACGATGGATCAACACCTAACATATCAGCATAATTATCTGCCCATGAATCAGAATCAAATTTATCCAACACATCAGGTTTCATCTGTGCAACCATGCCCATACTGTTTACATACCTATCTACACTGTTAGTTCCAATAGCACGTTGGGCTTGTGCCAACATAGATACGAATTCTACGTTTAACTCCATGCCCTGTAACTCTGGTGGAGCTGGTGGTATTAAATCATTTTCAATCATTCTGTTAAAAGTAATATCTATTAACGGATCTAACAACTCATTATGTAATCTTTCCAATACTGGCCCTAACATAAGCAGTTTTTCTTCGTGACGTTCTGCTACTTCCGTTGCTGTCATTCTTGTATCAGTGGCATTTGCCAGCATTAAAAACAAATCAGCATAAAAACTACCATTAATACGTTGTCTTACGTCCTGTATGTCCATTAACAGGTGTTGTAAATTAAGATTTACGTTAAATGCTGTCTCAATTTTGCCTTGCTGACCTTCAACATACGTTACCCCACCCGGCAAACTGTCTACATCTCTATTTTTCATGTAGCTAGGTACTTGTAATGGTGGGTTTGTCTGGTAGTCAATAGTCTGTGCCTTGCGTAACTGCTCATGCTGTAGCTGTTTTATGTCACCAAGTGCTTCCATTCCCGGTGAATTACCATAAATATCACCACCTGCAACACCCCATCTTGGTACTACTGCTGGAAATTCTTTATATCCACTCTCTCGTAACACCTGATCACCATCACTACCTAGTTCAAAATAACAAGACTTAAATGCCATGTTGGAATTATCTTTTTTATTAAAGTCACGTTCCCTGTCATCTCTTGGTTCTATCGCATGAATTAAGGTTACATAGCTATCAATGTTACCCCTGTCGAACAAATTCTTAACGGACGTTGAACATTTGTTATATCCAAATTCTCTTACCACTTCTCCTATGGTTTTCTGAAACTCTCTATACAAAGTATTGACTCTGCCCTGATAATCAGTAGCTATTGCATATTCTCCAACCGTTACAGGGTAATGATGGATTGCTGTCTTTGTATCAGGTAATATTATTGACCCTGCCGTACCAAATGCTCCCAATTCTTCATACATTCCATGTAATGTCCGGTATGTATTAGACTTTTGAAACACTAATTGCATACGTTCTGTCACATCATTTAACCATAACTTGACAGGAGAATATTTATTAAGATCAGGATCTACCGTTCCTAGCCTAAACCACGGTCTTGCAGGGCTTGTAGCACCTGCCATCATGCCAGCACCCAGTGTTCTTAATGCTCTTGTACCAGTATTGTCATAAATACTGTTATGTCTACGATGTCCTTTATTTCTATCCTGTACAAAATATCGTCCATTTCTCGGTAATAAATATGTTGTCACTTCTTGCCAATGTGACCACCAAGTAGCCCTTTCTGATCTAAGGTGACCCCACCTTGTCAGTAGTTTTTCTCTCTTGGTTTTCATTGGTTATCCACCTAATAATGTGTTCTTACTTAAATTCAATTCGTTTGGATCTACTCCCATAGTGCCTGTTAACATCGTGCCAGATGCTCCTTGTTTTGCTGATAATTCACTGGCATCTAATGCACTGGTAACATCTACATTTTGTCGGTTTGCTCTGTTGTATTCCTGTTCTGTTCTTTGTTGCTCTGCTGTAGCACGAGCTTGTGCCTGTTCATTAGCTTTTCTTTGTTCTGCTAATTGTTGTTGTTGCACCCGTCTTTGTTCGTTTGCCGAACTTATTGCTGTGTATGCAGATGCTACTGCTGCTATTGTACCTACAATTGCCATGTCATAGCTCCTTAGAATAAATAATGTCCTGTACACCGTATTTCATTTTTGGCAAAATAGCTGACAAAGTGGTGTTTTCTTTGGCGTGCCATAGCATTAATTTGCATCCTAGTGACGCTGCATAATTTTCCGTTTCTTTTATTAAACGTAAACCTGCTCTGCTACCTCGTTTTTCTTTCGTAATGTACAAAAGATCATTCTGTGCAATTACAAGATCGGCATAATGTAGATGATTAGTGACAAAGTTAACAGAATAACCTATCAAAACATCATCTTGCCATGCTGACAAAATAAAGATCTTACGCATCTCCTCCATTTGGTGATACGTTTTCTCATCTGGTTTCAGCTTCATTATCTGTTTGTTTCGAGCAATCTCTTCGTAATGCTCTTCAAACAAAACTGTTGCCTGTGCCAACATCTCGTCAACCGTGGCTAACTTGATCGTAATCATAAAGTTAAACCACATTTATCAAGAGTAACGGCTTCTTTGCCTGTTACGGTCACACCATCCATAGAAAAATACTTGGTCTTACAATCAAATATTATATGCACTCTGTCTGTCATGCCAACATTGTCCGCTGTATGCATTTTCTTATGGTTAAACCACCAGACATCGCCTACCTCAAATTTTTGCTCCTGACCTCCACAACTTTGACTACACCATTGGTTAGATTTAAGAACAATATGAAATCTGCTGTAGTGATCTGCATACGTTCCCTGATCATTATGCTTAGTTACATGACCGCTTGGTTTTAAATTAACAATTAATACCCTACCCATTTCCTTAACTTCTAATTTCTCTAATACTGGACGCATTAATGGTACTAATGCTGGCTCTAAATAATCCATACATGGGTAGTCATATGATCCTGTATCCCACATGACGTAATAATGACTCATCTTTAATGGCCCTCTAACGTATATACACT